AGTCGATCACTTTTTATTAGGAAGTGCGTCCATAACCGCTAAGGCAATTACGCCCGCAATGAAAAACATAACGACGAAATTGCACTCCGTATCGTCTTCACCGAGGAAAGACCTAGAACGTCTAGGTCTCACCGCCGCCTGTGGTTCGACTGGGGTCGGGGGTGCAACTTCTCGCCGCCGAGAAGGTATCTCCATAGGGTCTTCATCTAAAGGACAATACCCTATCATTTATAGTAGGTTTACAAATTAATTTCGACGGTCTTTTTCTTTTTGCCACCCCCTCTTTTCGATTTGGTCTGGGTGGAAACTTTGACTTCTCGCACTTCGTCTTCGCCGCCTTCTTTACCCGTATCTGAATTTGGTGGTTCGGCAATATCCGAAATATCGTCTTCGATATCAATTTCTGTATCATCTGGTTTATTTATACTTGTTGTATTCATTGGTGGTTGTGGGGGCATCATAATATTTCCCATAAGACTCGAGATATCAAACCCCGGACCTTGCATTTCTCGTCTCCCGTTTTCATCGACGGTTGGTTCGCCCGCACCCTGTTGGGATTTAGGAACTGTGTTTTGTACCGCAGATACCATGTTTTGAACGAGTCCTGGGTTTTGTTTAATCACATCGTTCATGTTAGGCATGACTGATTTAAACATACTATTCGTTAAGTGAAACATCATGGCCGATCCACCAAGCATCATAATAAGTTTTACTTCTGGGGCAACGTGCATTTTCGTTCTGTATTTCACGTACAATTCTTCAAAAACTTCATCGTAATCGTCTACATTTTCCATAACATTTTCAGACCACCCGTCGAGCTGAATTTCAAATGGGTTATACTTTTTGTTTAAGAATTCAAGACCGGTCGTACACGCGACGAGCATACGTCTCGAAAACTTTATAGATTTATCAACGTCTATACTATACGTAATTCTCTTTACTTCGTTTCTAAGTTCGTCTATTGGTGAATATGCATTCAATCTCTTGTTTACCGTAAACCCTTTCTTTTCGAGTCTTCCGAGTTTGTTTACGAGATCAGCTTTTTCTTCATCTATAGTTTTATAGCCTGGTGTTGGTTTTTCCTCTTCCATATAAGGCATTCCACCACCTCCTCCGCCACCTCCCGCGTACTCGTACCCCGGTTCCTCTTCTTCGTATTCACCATAATCGACTGGATCTTCTGGTGGTGGTACCGAAGGTGGATTTTGTTTATTTGGATTTGCGAAAGAATCAATATCTTCCTGAAAAGATTGTGTTTGTGGTGGTGTAAATTGTGTCTTCATGGGTTTTGGCATTTGTTTTTTCACAGGCTGAGGTCTTGGGATTTCAATTTCAATCTCATTCATAAGAGCCTGTTCATTATCATCAAGTTTCATCACATTTGTATCACTTCTATTGAGGATAATCTCACCGTCCATTTAATCTTTATATTGAAAGTATTCTAATTTCTTTAACGCACTTTATAAAAAATATTTGTTCATAACAAAAATGAAACTCAACTCCACCAACAAAAATACTCTCAAGGCAATCGCTATTGTCTTCTTGATGTTATGTGCTCTCGCTGCCATGAGAACCAGTAATTACCAGACCGTCGAAATCGAAACGACGAATGAAGGTTCCCTTTTTGATCTCGAATCGAAGCCATCGTGCCTCGGAAACTCGTACTATTCCGATAGTCGAGGTGGTGTTTGCGGTGGACAACAACTTGTCAAGGAACAATCGAGTTATAAGATGAAGTAAAATCTCCAGTATATATAAATGGCGTTAGTGACTAGTCAGTCAACTTTACCCGATTTCGAATATGAATATCACACCGTTATCGTTGATTCCGTTGATGATTCTTCAAAACAAAAATTTACTACATTCTTCCCAACACCACTCGAAAATATAGTCCAGGCTCAATTAACAGCTGCTCATATTAACGGTACAGGTGGAGCGCACAAACTCATCCATCTCAAAATCGACGAATTAAGATCTTTCTTTTCTCAAAGAGGAAAAACAGATCTTGATACGGCCGATGATAATATGATAAACGGTGTTTTTGGTTCTCTCGTAACAGAGGGAACAACTCGACTCGTTTTTAAAAATGAATACCCAGTTATTCAGCAATATTATAACCCAATAAAGAAACTCGATAGAATGACTATTGAGTTGTTAAAAGAAACAGGTGCAGCGGCGGACACGACCGAAACCTGTTTAATATTTAGATTCGTTTGCAAAAAAAGAAATTTAGCCTTTTAATATTTTCAGGGCGTTATGTACTTATAATTTTAACCTTTTCTTATTATAAATGTCTTCTGGTGTTGTTCAACTCATTGCCATTGGTGCTCAAGATAAGCACATTATGGGAAAACCGGAAATTTCATTCTTTAGCTCAACTTTCAAACGGCATTCTAATTTTTCACAATCCACAGAAAAGCAAACGATACAGGGAGCTGTGAAAAATAACGCTATGTCATCGATCAAATTTCCAAGATCAGGTGACTTATTAGGATACACATACCTTACTATAGACAATAATGCAAAAGCACTTGATATTCAACACTGGGAAAATGTAATCGACAGGGTCGAATTGCTTATCGGAGGTCAGGTTATAGATACACAAGACGCCGCGTTTACCGAAAGAATAGCAATAGATACGTTCGCGACGAACGTTTCTAAAAGCTCGAATGGTACACACCCAGGTATAAGCGCACGTTCATACTTTTACCCTTTGCGTTTCTTTTTTTGCGAAGGTCCTCAATGTGCTATACCCATAGTTGCTTTACGATACCACGAAGTTGAATTACGTATTCACTGGGGTCCTCAAGCGGGTAATTATAACGTCGAGTGTTATTCAAATTATTATTATCTCGATAACGAAGAACGTGGAAACTTGGTATCAAGAAACCACGATCTAATCATAACACAAGTTCAAAAAAGTATTCCTTCACAGGAACTTACACAGGAACTTACTTTTAATCACCCCGTGAAATATATAGCGTGTTCCGATACAACAACAGAAGGTGCGTTAACATCCGCGAGTAATAAAATAAAAATTGAGATAAACGGTCTCGATATAGGTAATTACAAGTGGGGAAAACCACACTTTATGGAAATTCAAAATTATTACCACACACAATTCGTAACTTCACCCGATTTCTTTTTATACTGCTTTTGTCTTTCGACGAGCTCACTCCAACCGACAGGAACGCTCAATTTTAGTCGTTTAGACTCTGCAAAGATACATAGTCAAAATATGCCCATAAATGACCCAATATACGCCGTAAATTACAATATTCTCAGAATCGAAAATGGTATGGCGGGTTTGACGTATGCAAATTAAAAATACTTACTTATATTAAATGGTTAAAAATATACCTACCATCGAGCGGTCTACCAAAATCCGGTTTGGTAAACACGCTAATGATAACCAGGCCGAAAACACAATTGTTTTTAACGCGTCAGATGCACCCATAGATGCGTCAACCCCAGGTTCACTTTATATTACACCTTTACGGGTCGCAGAATTAGCAGGCGCAAACTTTTTCGCGTACCACGCACAAACATCAGAACTTGTAGATTCGGGTGTAGCTACAGATTTGTTAGGCGGTATTACTTTACAAAATGCAACTACTGTAGGTAACACTACAGCAAATGTAGTTGAATTTAATCACCCAACGACATCTTTAGTTGCATCATCTAACGTAGGTATTGCAAATACACTCCCTACCCATGCTCTATCTGTAGCCGATAAGGTTTTTATTAAAGGGGCAGTGGGTGATAATGATGATCTCCGAATTGTAGGTAATACAAAAACAGATAGGTTAACGACTACGGGAGACGCGGTCGTTATCGATAAAGATCATACAAATAAAATTCAAGTTTCGGGTATTATACATACTGGAGATATACAGGCAACAGCTCACGTTGCCATAGCAAACACAAACCCACAGGATTTATTTACTTTAGGTGCCGTTGGTCAAACCGTTATGAATGTACCTACCCAAACGACATATGCTCTAGAAACGACCGGGAATATAAACGCACAATATTATCACGGTGATGGCGGTCTCTTATCAAATCTCAATTTACAAATTGTCACCGATAAATCGAGTATAACAACGAACACGCTCGATCTTACTAACCCAACAACATCGTTAAAAGCGTATAGTAATATAGTTGTCAATGACTATATATTTGGTAACATAAGTGGGTCTAATTTAATTACAGCAAGTGAAATTACCGGGTATAATATTACGGCTACAAATCAAATTACTTCACAGTCGACTCAATCAGACGCGATAATAGCAAATAATGAAGTGTCGGGACCTGACATTATTGGAACATCGGGTATATATGGTGAAATAAAAGGGTCTAATGTCGTATCAGCAACTAAAGTTAGTGGTTCGATAGGTCTGTATGGTGATATACTAGGATCTAATGTTGTAGAAGCAGATAAAGTTAGTGTAGGTGTAGGAGGTATATTTGGTGAAATAAAAGGATCCAATAACATATCGGCAGATAATATTACTGCAACAAGTATAACAGGTTCCGGTAGTGGTATAACAGATATAGGTACGGGTAATATAAGCACAGGTGTTCTCACTGTCGCAAGAGGTGGTACAGGTATTGGTGATACATATACAATAGGTGATATAACATACGCATCTGCACCAGGTACACTTAGCACATTAGGTGTATCGTCGGCAACTGCAGGTCAATTTCTCCGATTAAACACGGGTAAAACAGCACCAGAATGGTCCGATGTTCCACTTACGTTAGACGAAGTGCTTGAATCACAAACAGGTGTATCTAACGTTTCCGATGCAGTTATTACATTAAATAAAGCTTCGGGTGTGGCTCTAGAAGTAACGGATGCGGAGATTGCATTAAACGGTACAGGAACTGTATTGAATGCACCAACTGGTACAATAGCTGCTTCGTCTTTTTCGGCCGGATCACTATCTTTACTAACTTTACCATACGTAAACACGTCTGGGGTATTAGATGATAGTAAAACAACTTATAACCCAGCTAATCACATTACATCTATTAGTTCAAATGTAGTTATTTCTGGAAACTTAACTGTCCAAGGTAATGTTACGTCACAACACACAAACGATCACTACATTACCGATAAAATATTTGCAGTCGCACACAACAACGCCGTAGACGCAAAGGATATGGGGCAACACATGTCAAGACCAACCGCAAACGTATTTGCAGGTTTTTTGGGCGAAACTATAGGTAAGGAATATACCATCGCTTATACAACAAGTAAATCCGAAAGCGATACGATTGTACCAACTATGACAACGAGTGATGGATACATCACGGCAAATGTTTGGGGTAACGTGTTATCCGGTAACGTCACGACAACGGGTAAAGTAACCGCAGATAGTTTTCATGGTGAAGGTTCGGGTATAACTCACTTAAATTTAGGTGACTCTAATAATACCGGTCAAGTTGCTATTGCACGTGGAGGTACGGGTGTAACCACAGGTATTACTGTACTCAACCCCCTTAATTTGAGCTCACAGGTTACAATGCAGAAAGGTGGTACGGGTTTAACTTCAGTAGCAGAAAACGAACTGTTATTAGG